ATTCAGTTGGGATCAAAATCGATGAAGATGGTTTGTGCAGCTGCGAAATATGCACTTGTTCGTGAAAAATCAAAAAAACAACTTCCATCTCTTCTGGACTTACCAGAGGAAATGGCTTTAAAATTAAGTAATTTGAATCGGAAGATTTCTGATGTGCGTTATTTGTACGATGAAGTCAAATTGTCTCCTGTTGAACGTTCTAACTTATCTAAGCTCGATGTGAAGATCTTAATAGGTGAACGTGATTCAGAAATCCAGAAACTTATTGAAAGTGATAAACAAATTCACCAGCTATGGCGACTTACTAATTTAAATAGTAATGTTATTGATCCTGGTAGTTTGCGGAATTATATTCTTGTTTCTCGAAAAGAATCAATTCAAATTTTTGGTGAAATATACGGACGTGACGTTAACCGTGAGAACATTAATGATAAAATGCTTTTAAAGAAGCTTCAGAATAAACTTAAAAAAGAAGCGATTCGCGCTACTTTGAATAAGATTTTTGTTGAAGAAGTTAGAGTATTTAAGAATGACCCTACAAGTTACGTCGCTCCAAATTTCGTGTAAAACGTCGTATGAAATTCCTTGTTAGTAATTTTGAAGCGTTTTACTCTCTTTCATGTGATTATTTACGCTCTAATTGCAATAGTTCTTTTAAAAATCCTGAAGTTGGTGTTCCAAACTTTTACAAGAAAATTCATTCCAAAGTTAATACAATACGTAATTCTAATGATTTTACTAATTCGAATCGCAAAAAGCGTAAAAGTGTTAACTATAAATATGTCTTCAACAAAAATGGTCTAATTTCTAGAGATAAGTTTGAAGGTGATCTATTTGACGTTGATGGTCTTAACGTTTTTAAACATAAAGAACTCTCAGATGTAAGAACTTCAACAAGACCTCAGAAATTTTCTAGACCCCCAGAAATTTCAACTGATTTTATTCATCAATTCCCTGAATTATTTAGTGAGTTTAATGAATTTGATATTGATAAACACCTTATTGTTGAAGGTTGCTTTGATAGTAATAGACATACTATACAAGCTCAAATGAATTGTAAGAATTTTCTTGGTGGTGTAACACCAGATTTACGGCATTATTCTTTAATGTCAACTGCAATTAGAGATGTTATTAGAAAACTTAAAATTGAAGAATTTAAAGGTGTTGATATTACTGATATTCGTGATTTTGATTTCAACCTTGAAACAAAACCTGGGTACAGATATGAACACTATTTAAATAAAATCAAGAAGGAAGAGTGCGTGGATGAAGCTGTGTTTTTAGCCGAAGAAAGATACAGTAAAATTGTTTCTGCTACAAAACAAGGAAGAGTAATAACTAGAGAAGAAATTATTCCTGGTATATATACTATTGGTGCTAGAAATAAAAGAGAGGATGACATTTGTGAGGGCGATTTAATTACCTCAAGAGCTGTCCACATGCCTGAGTTTCACGTTGAGTTGCATAGTGGAATATTTAGTGATTTACTTACTACTTGTTTCGTTGAAAAGGGTAAAGGTCCATTGTTCATTGGAAACTCATTTTTAAAAAGTGATCGCTTTGAGACACTCCTTATTAATAATGAAGTTGCGTTTGAGGGTGATTGGAAGAAGTTTGATTCTACACTTTGCAATTCATTAATTACGATGGCTGTGTGCATTTGTCGTTTATATTTTCCAGAAGGTCTTTTATACGATAATCACTTTCTCGCTATCCTTGATTCTTTAGTTATTAAAGATTACCACGTTGTTGGTGGACGAGTATATAGAATATTGCACGGAATACCGTCTGGATCTAAGTGGACTAGTATAATTGGCTCCATTATTAATTTACTAGCACTTAATTTTTGTTTTTCAAATATAAAATATTATGAAAGATCTTTTGCTGTTGGCGGAG